GTTAAAATATCGATCATGATAGTAGACTTAATACTATTGCCTGTTACATCAGATTTAAGATTACCATAATCTCCCTTTTTCAAACCTCCAACTGTATTTATCCAGTCCCATATTTCGATATAGTTGTTCATATCTTCATCAACCATGTATGTCACAGTAAAAGGTTCAAAGGTTGCTTTTGCTGCTGGCTCTTTGACCGACAATCTGGCTAAACCTGTCTCCATAGGAATCTCCATGATTTGAATACCAGGTAGCGTAACAGACTGAACGTAAAAGTTCATATTGGGGAAACGATCAACATTAAAGTTAAACGTAACATTAGATAATAGATTTGGATTTGCTGAACTTGTAGGGTTTGTTGATATTGCCATGTAGTTAGGGTTTCATATGAGAATTGATTTTTTCTATTTCATTAATTTTCTGCTTCATCTCAATGCTATTTATTCTCTGGTCAAACTTAAATCCCATCGCAATAACAAATACAAAGAGTAATAAAAAAAGAGCAGTATTAAACCATGGTTTCATTATACCTCATTAGACATACAAACAAAAAAAGGCAGACAGTTACCTGCCTGCCTTTAAAGTGATTACCTCTTGGTTACTAATTAGCCAAGCAGACCCTTGACTGCAACACCACGATAGTACTCATTAGTATTGGCGTTAAGAGCACCAGCACCAACTGTAAGACCTTGAGAGAATGGATTCTCAACAATACCATATCTGGTCTTGAATCCGATCTTTGGTTGGAAAGTGTTCTCACCAATAGCACGAACCATTTGCAGTGGTACATATGGGCAATAAAACATTCCAGCATCATATGCGGAAGTGCCCTTGTAACCAACTACGAAATAATGCATGCCTGCATCTGATCCAGCAGTAAAGTCCCCAGCATACGGGTCAACGTATACTTTGAACCGACCATTAAGAACACCAGCAAAAGTATTGCCAGTATCATCAACGTTCAAACTGTTCAGACTATTGAGAACGGGACCGTAATCAAGAACTCCTGCCATTTGCAGGGCACTAGCAACATCTGCTGACGTAATGACGATGTTACCTTTACCACGTCGAGTTCCCTTAGCTACGGCATTCGCCTCAACTTCTATCTGGAACATAAGTGACTTGAAACGTTCCACAGACCAACGACCATCATGATCGGCGGAGGATGCGGAAAGGTCAAGTGTCCCAGCAGCAGTATTATTCACACCACCTGGCTTAGCAATAGTGTAAATCGTACGTACGACTTCTCTATTGATCTCAGCAAGGATTTCGGTGGAGAGAATGTTTGCTAATTCAGTCTCTGCGTCAAGTCCGTGGACTGCGCGAAGATCCTGAGCTAATTCCATTGAATACTCACCTTTTAATGCACGTGTCTTGGCTTCCACTGTGACACGTTCAATGCTGAAGGCCATCTCAGCGATCTGACCTGCTTGAGTACCTAGTCCTGTCGAGTTATTAGCTCGAGATGAACCATCTCCTGCTGCTTCACCCTCTGCGGTTGAAGAACCACCACCTTGACCAGTAAGAGCAAGGTCAATAGGTGAACCAGACGCACCACCAAGAATGGCAGATTGTGCTGAATCAATAGCAGATCCATCTGATGTGTTTTGACCAGAATGGAAAGTATTTGGCTCATTGTAAAAGGTTTCGTCTCCACCTTGACCGTCATAACGACTTCTCATGGCGAAGATAAGTCCTGTAGGACCTGTCATTGGTTGGACACCGCAAATGTCATATGCCATCAAATTAGGCATTGCACGACGGACCAACGAAATGAGAACAGGATCTACGAACTGAATACCCTGGCTTCCTGTCGATGTAGCAGAACCTGTAAAACCACCCATACCATTTGAACCACTCATCTGGTTGGTAGGTGCTGCTTCAGACAGGAACATGCTATGCTCAGCAGCGAACTGCTCACGCAAGGCATTTTCTTGGTTTTCAAGAAGGATAGCCGTTACTGCTTTCCTATAGGGATCTTTAATATCGGGCAGATCCCCATGGGACAGTACTGGCTCCCACTTCTTTTGTAATTGTTCTGAAAGATACATTTTATCTCCTGTCAGTTAAAAAACTAAGTGACAATTCGCTGTACTCTGCGGATTGCCGATGTATATCGTTCCATTTGAGGGTCTTCACTCTTCCCCTCACCTTGCTCCTCCTCCTGCAGTTCCTGAGCAGAAGTCATTGCTTCGGTAAGTTCTTGACGTGTATCCTCAACAGAATCTGAATCACGATCTTTGAAATATGACTCTTTGATTACGTTCATTTTTGCAACGAACTGTTCTTCGTCTTCGTATTGAATCGACTCAGCAAGTTCAACCATTTTGTCTTGTTCAACAGCAGTCAAACCTGTGCATGCTTCGGCGATTTTCTCAATTTTCTTGTAATCTTTGAGTGCCTTGAGATTAGCAATATTGGATTGCATCTCAACATTTAATTGCTCCTCGAGACCTTCAACTTTAGCGAATAACTCTTCTATAACGTCAGTTCGCTCTTCAGGTACCTCGATGTAGTGTTCCTTGAATAAGTCACGGAGGCCACCGATGAAATTCTCGGCTAACTCAGCACGGATGCCTCGCTCAACAGCAAGTTCATTCTCCTTGAGCCATTCCTCTGAAACATATGTAAGGTAGTCATCGATCTTTTCTTGAAGAGTTTTTTCAATCTCTGCTTTTTCTTCTTCAAGTGCAACATTGAAGTCTTCATTGAGTTGGTCAATTTTGTTGTTTACCAAATCAACTACGCGAGTGGATACTGCTGCCTCAAAAATGACCATTGCATCCTTTTTAAACTCTTCGCTTAACTCAACATCTGCCTTCTCAAAAAGAGCATTAGCATCAGAAGTAATATCAAGTTGGAGGTCTTCAGCAGTAACTTTTTCTGCCTTTGTCTCTTTTTTATCAGCAGACTTCTCTGCTTTTACTTCTTCTTCATCATCCTCATCCTCTTCACCATCTTCATGGCCACCAGGGGACTCAGATTTTACTTTTGCTTTTGCCTCTTCCTCTTCTTTGGTCTTGAGGGCATTGAGTGTCTCTTCGACTTCTGCTTTTTTCATCGACGTTACCTTGTCTTGAATTTGTTTAATCATGCCGAGTTTAGTGTGGGGTTTTGGCTCTTGTACTTCCTCAACCTCTTTTTCCACTTCCTCGCCATCATACATTTTTTCTTGCTTGGCACTAGGATCTTTGACTGGAGTAGCACTCGCTTCCTTCGATCCTGGTTTTGCCTTACCTTTTGCCGTGGCGTTAGACTTCATTTTGAGTTCTTTACTCTGTCCGTCTTCTCCTCCGAGATCCTCTGCTTTACCAGATTGACCTGGAGTCGCCACTTTAGTATCTTCTGAAATATTTTCCATTTTTATTCCTTTGGATTGTTCCTAAAGTTATTTAGGGTTACCGCAATGTTGAGGCAAAGATCTCGAACTGGTCGAGCCAGGTCCTTTGCCTTTCCTCTTTTAATACCGCATTTTTGCTTGCGGCAACCTTGTTAATCTGTTGCTGGGCGAACTCCAGTTCAACGGTCTTTAACACACCATTGTCCCAAACCCATTCTTTACCTTCCATTATACCTTCAACGAAGGCATCTGGCGCAGAAGGATCAGCAACAATATCAGCAGCAGTTGCTAAGAAAAAATCACCCTGAACCTCATTGGCTCCGTCTTTACCTGGCTTGAGCGAACCCATGCCACGTGAAGAAACACCAAGTTTGGCTCCTTCATTGATAAGGTTTTTCACGATCTCACCCATAGGTGTTCCCATGATTTTTGCCTTACCGATGAAATTATCACCATCCTGCTTTAGTTCTGTAATCATATGAGATACACGATCCAGATTTACTGTTGGAGAATCGGGATGACCCAACTCACCAAAAGCACGACTGTTTTGGATATACTTTTCAGTGTACCTTTTAACTTCTTGCTGGAGAGTATCTATAGGATAAACTCTTCCATTACGATTCTTGATGTTGCCTTGGAGAAAGACACCTTCAATAAAGTGCTTTTTCTCGCCTTGCTCATCAAGGACTGCCTCGCAAAGAAGGCTATCTTCATTATACTCTTTAATTAACTTCATGTTATCTCTTTTGATTCCTTAAGCCAAATCGTTTACGTGCTTTAAGACCTGCGCCGATGGACATTCCGACACGTGCCTTATAACCAGCACCTTTTGATTTTTTGGTCCTGACTGATTTAATATTAGCAAACTTTCTTCGTATCTTAGCAGACCCATGCAGACGTTCCATGCTTTTCGGCAAGCATTTAGGTGGCTTATCAGGTCCCCTACCCTGTCTTTTTTGGCCAGGTGGACAAAACCATTTCCTAACCTTTTTGGGTGGTTTCCCTCTTTTAGCCCCAGTCATACTATAGCCCTTTACAGGACCTTCAGCAATGACTTCATCTACAGGACTCTCGCTAATATAATCTATAAATCCCAGAGTCATAGAACACCAGTTACATTAGTGAATGTTAGGGTCTCACAGACCCTTTGCGTTTTATTTAGGGTTTTAAGTTTTTCAAGGAACGAGGTCAACAACATCGCAACCTCCAGCACTGCAAGCCAACTCCTGTGACCCTGCCGTGTAGTCTTGTTCCTCATATTTTGCTAATTCATGCCAGTTTACATCCTTAGGCATCTTAGCAACCCATTCATTAAACGTCTCCTCATCACAGTCCTGGTATGGTGCTTGTGCATACACATGGTCTGAGAAGGGGAGGAAACTAATGCCACTTATGTCATCAATATTTTCATATACCCACGCACCAACCATCATCCACTCATCCTCTTTGACTGAAACTGTAATAGATGGCTTATGTTCACACCAGTGCTCTTGATATATTTTCCAAAGTTCCATCTGCTCAATGGCAGTTCGATCATACCTCATGACTGCTTCATCAGGAGATTTTATTGGGAATGAGAATACTGTTGTATGGTCTGGTTTGGTGAAGTCAGGTTCATTTGGAAAACCTGCATCCTTCATGAACTTGCATAGTGGGTCTTTGTTGTCGGCACGAACCGTACGAATGTAATAAGGGTTATGGCGAGAATGAATACCACTGGCAGAATCGACCAACTGGCTAACAGTGCCTGATGGTTTGACGCATGTGATAGCAGCACTTGAATTAATCCCAAGTTTGCCTGCCCATTCTTTATTGGTTTGTCTTGCAATTTCTCTAAACTCCTGTAACCATAGTGTAAGTTTCTTCATACCCTCACTGCCATTCATGACAGGATGGTCCATTATTCCCGTAAGAGAAACTCCCAATAGTCTTTCATCGTCGCAGTTTCGTTTCCATTGTCCTGTAAGGTATTTGAAGTCTGTAAGTGTGGATTGGAAAGTGCCAAGGATTGTCGCATATTTGACTTTAGCCGATAAACTTGCCCTACTGTCTGACTTCCTAACGACGACTTCAGATAAGTTGCAAAATTCTCGTGACCGTAAAATGATTTCAGAGCATGGATTTGTGCCAAAGTCATCTCTGGATTCTCTAATACTGTTAGAGCCATCTCCTCCATCATCTCCAACTGTATCCCCATCGCTTGATCGTCTGTATCTATCATTTAGCCTCTCTACTTGCTTCTTAGCAACATATGATGAATATATTCCTCGCTCACCTGATTTACTTTCATATAATGATAACCATTCACGCATGAATGTATTCATGGTTGGTTTGCTTTGATAATTGACGGAGTTATTTGAAAGTGCACGTTGCACTTCATTTTCCCACCAGTTACCTGATTTAGCTTTTCTCATCTCCTGATCATTTAAATCACTTAGTGAGATTAAAGCACTACGTCTTACTCCTCCTACAACAACAATCTCTGCTATTTTACAAACAATATCATGACACTCAATAGTTGATAATTTCCTACCTGCTGCTACTCGAAACTTACGCACGCAGAAATTAAAAAGATTTACAAGTGGTTCTGGTCCACTTGCTCGACCTCCAAATGTCTTCAAAGGTTTACCTGCTGCACGTACCTTGGAAACATCCCATTCAGGTACTTCACCATTGTACAAAAGAGCAACAAGTTGTTTAAGTGCCTTGGCCCATCCCAACTTGCTATCAGCGACTACTATCGTAGTATCAGTTGGATGGAACTCTTCATGTATCACTGGCATCCTCTCAGTGTATTTACTCTCAACACTAAACCCAACACCTGTGCCATTCATAAGTACATACAGGATCTCATCAAATGCCCTTGGGCTATCAACTGCTATGTATGAGCAATTATATCCTGCAATATTTTCTTTCTCCAATGCATCACCTGCTGTCATCAGACATCGCATGGAAGGCATAACCTTCAAACCTGTAACTTGTTTCGTGAGATCATTCCACTCTTTGTCTTCCATTTCAAAGGAATGTTTTTCTCCCAAATGTTTCTTAAAAAATTCAAAATACCTACTTACTGTTTCTCCCCACTCTTCTCTTCTTTTGTTTTCGTAATCCCATCTTGCATACCTTGACTTATGTATAAACTCTTGATAAAAACTCGGCAGTGAGTCTTGTTTTGTCATTTCAGTTTCTCCAAAAATTCAGTTCGCTCTCTTTTTGATAAATTATAATCATCCATAACCCAGGAACCATCCAACTGATCTTTTAATATGCGCACCTCTTCACGACTAAAAGTTACAGAGTTGAGCATGTAATCTTCGAATGCTTCACAAGACAAGGGGAACTTTGGCTGTACCATTTCATACATGGCATTTGCGTAATCCTGTATCTCCTGTTGCGCATGGCTGTCACTTCTTAGTTTAACCATATGGAAGAAATTATGTAGGTCTTGTTTCCAGACAACCTCAGTATAGTTTGATACGGGTAAAACACAACGTGCGATTTCTCTTGATAAATCTTCTCTCAATAAATTCTCATAGGCAATCTGAGCAGAGTCATGGATCCTATTATACTCATATTGTAACAATCCAGTATTTGGGTGGACCTCATCACTACGACCCTGATTGTTAGTGGGTGATTGTTTTCTTAGGTAGTCTTTGTCGGGAAGGTAATATTCATCCGACATGACTGAATACCTGCCACTATATTCATTTATGTTTGCTGTCCGATGCCTCACGAGTTGACGCATGACAAAGATAGGTAACTTTAAATGGAACTGGACCTCAGCATGTTCAAAAGGCGACGTATGCTTATGTCGCATCAAGTACCTCAGTAGGTTCCGAGTCTCACTTGTTTTCCTTGTACCTGTTCCATAACTTATTCGAGCACAATTTTCGATGCTCTCATCACTGCCCATTGTATCAAGCAGTCTCACGAATCCATGTTCGTGAATTTTCACTTCATTCATATCATAAAGACCATTGAGTAAGATTTAATTTAGCCTGTAATCCAGACTTACTCCAAGAGTCAACAAATAATTTTAGTGACCCTGGATTCATACCACTTTGAATCGCCTCATTCAAATCCTTGTCGACATAACCTTTTGGAGGGATGAACACTGTCCAACCACTGTCAATTGCTTGGGATATTTTCTTGACAGTTATAGGGTTGCGTGGTTCATTATCAAAGATTAGTGTTGTGGATTTATTATTTAGGTTCCTCAGTTTACCCAAATCAGCACCAGCCACCGCCAAGCAGTTGGGGAGGAAAAAAGAATCGATTGGTCCCTCAACAACATACGTATGTTGCCCTGAATCCCACCTCTCCAAACCAAAAACCTTTGGTGAATCCTCATCCAAACGCACCGTCAAGTATTTCATTTTGCTTTTCATAAGGGACCGTCCCTGAGCCATAATCATCTTACCATTCCGATCATAAAAGGGGATCACCAACCGTGGTTCACTTATGAAGGTATCATACCCTGTAAACTTCTCATTTACCCATTCCTTCCAGTCAGCAGCATAAAAAAGTTTACTCCAATATTGCTCTGGTATCTTACGAGCAACACAAACCTCCCTTGCCATATTTTCCTCAGGCACATCATTGATTGTTGGTAGTCCAACATACGCATTAAAAGTTGGCTTAACCGCAGTCTCAAAATACTGCTTTAGCGTATCATCAGGTTTTGGGATATTGGTATTCTTATGATGCCCTCCCTCCTTATAATTCTCCAACACATATTCACTATGCAAAGTTGCATCAACACGTTTGAGGAAGTTGGTGAGATTGCAACCAAAATCGCAGTTATGACATTTGAAAAATAAATTATTCTTCTTTGGGTAAATATATGCTCTTGCCTTACGTTTGTTCTTCTCACTATCACCACAGATGGGGCATGAGAAGTTGAAAAGATTATTACCCTTTTCTTTCCAGTTCCTCATCTGCACACCAACACGTCTGGCGTAGTTTACATCAATATATAACATTAGGAAAATGGGATTGTAGTTGAACTTTCTTCGTATAGCTTATACTCAAAGTTATTGCACTCTGGATGCTCTCCAAGTAGGATGGCTCCATTCCCAATATGAAATTTCATTGCCATCTCAGTTTTGGGTGAGAGTGTTACTAGTCGATCAACCTGCCTTGATTCAATCATAAGGTCTCTGATAGCAAAAATCATTTTCCTACCATAACCCTTTTCCATACTCCAAACTGTATAAGCAACTGCAATAGAACCAATCATGGATTGGAACATCTCAGTCTCATTGGTTGGGACTTTATGACAATAGGCTATGCAACATGTTGCTGCACCTTCACCAATACCATAAACTTCTCTACCAGGTGAATTTCTAATTTGTTCAGGTATGTGAGGACGTACTGGATCACTTTGGATAATTTCTTTGATGGACCAGTCAGAACAATATCGTTGAAGCATGGTTGACTTAAATTAATTAATCAAAGCAGAACACTAATAAGTATAGCGTGAATCTGCAATATGTCAAGTTATTTTTATTGGGATGTTATATACGAGGAATACGTTTGCACAAGGGTCATGCCAAAAGTTAAGGCAATCAAGACACCCGTCAGCATCCATCGCCAGGTCATCATCTTCTTTGCTTCTTCGTGAAAAGCATGAAGATCATCTTTTATCTCATCTCTGAGATCTGAAATACGTTTATGTACTTCTTTATAGTCTTGTCTATTTTCTAAAATATGGTTGTCCATCATCTGAGTCATCGCAGTCATCTTCTCTTTTAAGATTGCGGTCTCTATAATATTATCTTGGACTTCACTTCTTGGCACTACGTCACCTTTTTCTAGAGGCAAGGTTCTCTTTTCTGAACGATGCCCATCTTCTGTTTGAGGATTCCCGTCTGTTGGCATGAGCATTTTCCCATTTTACGTTAGATTTACTATAACCCTTACTATGGTCTTTCCTACCCAAATGCCATTCTGTATAACTTGGTTTAATGCCCTTCGCATCTGCCATGCGAGATAATTCTGCACACTCTTCCTGTGATAGATTAAATTCCTGACCTTTGCCTAGGACGTGTTGCCTCTTGGCTTGCCAGTAGACTTTCCATTCACTACTTGGATATATTTTTTTGCTCACGTTCCACCAATTCTTCCATTGCTCTTCTGGCAAGGTCAGTATTTTTCATTCCGATTTTTCGGAGCAAGGCATCATCACACATCTTGATTAGCTCAACTGGATCTGATACCTGTATTATTTTCTTTTTCGCTTTTGCTTTCGCCATTACAAAACCTTATGCTTGTTCCCATGATTCACCGCATGACTTCTTTTTTCGCTCTTCAACTTGCTTGATGCGATCCATAATGCGGGAGTAAGTTTCACGATATGCTTTTGTTCTACCATCCACCCGTGGTGTCTGATCTTGGCACATACATGCCTCAATGATTTCTGTCTGCTCTGGAGTCAATTTCTCCATTACATAAACTTCTTTTGTCTTGAGTGCCTTCATTGCCTCTTTACCTGCCTGTGCAAGTTTCATAGGTGATCGAGTCAACCAGACTTTCGATGAATCACCAAAGTCAGGGTCTTTCCCCATGTTGACTGTAGTAAACACCCAAGTCGCTGCTTCTTTAGTATTTGGCTTTTTGCCATGTGCTCTCATATAACGATCATACTGAATACCCTCAACAATAGTTGATGAAAAAGGTTTGAGAGGTGCTGACTCTTCACTTACAATATAATCTGCTTTTCTATCTCTCATGAGGCTAGCAAATGCGGACATTTGAAAACGACCACTCTTACCATCACTCCATCGTACAACAACTCCTGGTTTACCTGATACTTTTTCAAGTTCAGCAACTTTACCGTAAAGCATTTTATTACGCTTATCTTTCATTGCAACAGTTGTACCAACATCAAGTTGAAAATTACCCTCTTCAAGTTCCTTCTCATCAATATCATTTGCTGCATGTGCATTCTTTTGTTGAGCAACTGCTGCAGCAGTATTTTCCTTAGGTTTCTTTTTATACTTTATTTTATCAACAGGTTTGCCTGCACCCTTTACTTCGGAGTCGTAGTCATTCATTGTTGAACTACCCTCATGTTCTCGATCATGAGAGTCCTCTTGTTGGAGTGACGACTTCTTCGCAAAGAAAGGATGGCTGAGGACGTGATCTAAATTCTGCTCACTTGCCTCTTTTTCCAGTTGCACGAGTGTCTTATACGTATGCATAGTTTCCTTTATTGTGGTTTCTGAGAGTCTTGTGGGTCACCCTTAAACCAAAAGTCCGATATTTTTGTAAAGGTGGCTAAAAAACCACCAACTAAAATGTTAAGTAAATCTCTGAATGAGTCTGAAATCTCAAAGAAAAATAGTATGACAACAAGTACAATAAAAATACCGATTGTCAATAGACTCATTGTGAACCTTGCAGCAAACTGCCTGGTCATCTTTCTTTCTTCTAACTCTGCTTCATGCACAATCAATTCTGATGGGACACCTCTGTTTATGGCATCAGCGATTTCATCTAATTGTGTATGAGGGTTATTAGATGAAGCATCTTCATCAGCCATTTGTTCCTCTTCACTAACGTCTTCAATAGGTTGATCTTCTGTCCTATTCACCGTCGTGGAATCAACTTTCTGATCCAACTTCAACATAATATCTTTCTTTCAGAGTCGAGGACATCGACCCATATCTCAAATATTGCATGTCACCAGATTGTTTGTTCTGAACAATGATTGGAGCACTTGGGTTCTTTTTCCCATATTCAATTATCTTCTGTACTCCATTCGATTCTCCAACAATCTTATTCCATCGTTGATACTTATCACGACCCCACTTACACTGGTCGTAAACGTCGGGCGATACTTTGAATATAGGTGTTCCAGTATCTTCTATTCCTTCTTTCATAAGGGCGATCATAGCAGTCATACTTCTGCCAAGCACTCTGTTTCCAAGGACAGCATCCTTCCAGTTCTCACCCGTGTGCTTTTTCCAAACTTTCATAAGTGGCTTGGCTGTCTTTGAGTCAGCAGCGAACCCGTCACTCTTTGGATTGTACTCAAACTGACCGTATTTCTTATGCTTGATTACAATATCATCTTGTTGTTTGCCCATGACCTCAGCAGGTACTTTGTGTTTCTTGAAAAGGTTATCCAGTTTATATACATCACTGCCCTCTTCAATCTCAACTACCTCTTCCTCAACTACCTCTTCCTTTTGTTCTTTGCTCATGAGGTCTGCAAGTCTCTTTAAATTCTTTCTCTCAGATGGAGTAAGCATTTTCATCTTTCTATCATTTGCAATCTTTTCAAGCCATTTGGTATATTCAGCAGTGCTCTCATGGATT